CTAGGATTCATTTGTTCCATTTTTAACCTCCGCTTTGGTTTGTTGATAAATTTCATTTAATTTCTCATCAAGGCTAGTTTCTTTTTCGTTATCTTGATGAGTAATTTCGCCTTTAGTAATTAAATATTTAATAGGCAAAACCTTTACTTTATAAGCTTTTGAATAGCCAAATTTATTCATTTCCCACCACCGTTACATCAAGGATTAATACAAATTCGCCGCCTACGAGTGTTCGCACCTTGCCGTTTTTATCAATACACTGTAAGTCGTAAGGCGCTGATTCCCACTTGACCGATTCGGTTTTTTCGTGTGGCACGTTAACAATGATTAAGTTGTTGTCGACTACAATTTCACCCGTGGTAGATGATAATTTAATCGTCTCACCACGCTTAGGCTTGATATGTAAATCAAGTCGGCACCCAGTAAAATCTACCGCACTTTGTTGTTCAGTATCTTCGACCACTTCAAAAACAAAGCCGTCGTCATCTCCACGTACCATCTCTAAATCGATAATATCCATGATTTCCTCACAATAAAAAAAGCCCCACAATGGGGCTTGGTTGATTACTCAGTATTATTTAGCTCTATTCCTGAATCATTAAAACACTTCCGATGAAATCGGCGTCTCCGGCAAAATAAAGAAAAGGAGATTGATTTTTATCTAAAACTCCTATGTCGGATCCGCGCTTTCTTTCTTCATCTGGGGTTAATTTTCTTGTTCGTATGCTCCCATTGAGAATCTCAATACATCTCCCTTTGTACGATTTTTTAGGGAAATAAAATGCTAATAATTTAAAACCGGAAATAGACATTTCTTTATCTTCTCGCATGTCAAAATCTAGTTTAATTAGTTGTTTTGGCGCGGCGGTTAGTACCTTCCCGCTTATGTTTACTCCATAATTCGATGTAGCTAGCGGATCTTCCATTCTTAAAATGTTAAACCCGATCTTTGTGCCACCTCCGCGCGGATTCCAATTAAGAAACGTTTCACCAAAGACGACGTCATTCTCATTTTGGTAGAAGGTAATTGAATTGGTAACATAGTCATCATTTCTATCATCATATCTCGTCCATGATAAGACAGTTCCCGATGCACTCCACCCTTCTTGCGTTGGTTCCGTTATGCTGTCCGGCGAATAAGGCGAATAAACAGATAATAAATACTCATTAGGCGCAAGGGTAAAGCATTTCGTGATTCCGTAATTAAAAGGCTTCTCGATCTCTCTTTTAACAAGTGAGTAATGATACAATCCGTCTAACCCTTTGCCATCAACAACTACAGAGTAGTTACTGCTAGCACCATTAATCTTTTCAGTGATTAATGCCTTTGTTTTTTTGTTGCTAAATGCGATGTCTCGCATAGTGTTGCCTGTTATTTTTACAGCATTATCATTAACCCGTAACTCATCACCAAACACCTTAACGCCGTATGACATATTTACCCCCTTAAATGTGGACTTTTTTGATAAAAATGCTTTAATCTTGGTTAACAACTTCATTAGGTTGTTTCCCTTCTGTTATTAGGGACAAGATTTCCTCTCCGCGGAAAATTGAGTCTTGATTAATTGATAGTAATTGCATTGCCTCAAATACGATCGCACTACCTTGTGAGAGTGATACTCCACCGATCAATAGCCCTGTAATCTGCCCGTTAGTCATATTAATAAAATCAGATTCTGTTTCAAAACTTGCGATCTGCACCTCCATTTCTGCGTTTATAAAATCAACTCTTATTTGAGATATGGTATGGTATTTACGCACATTAGACGTAATACCATTAAGCATATTGATTTCCTTTTTAAAAAAATAAATCATGACAATTTACCCAATCTAACCCTTAAATTACCGGACTCATCATAAACATCGATTCTGTCATTTGTGATAACCATCCCAACATTGCCGCTATTTGCTCTGATAGTGACACCACCTGATCCATTAACAATAAATCGGTTATTAATGTTAAGCGACCCACCATTAATAACAGGTGATTGTATCGTCTGGTTTGCTTTAATATGTTGCCCAAGGATTGTACCATCTGCAATTAAATCACCGCTCAAAGCAAGACGACCATTAGCAAGCGTAAATACATTCCGCACTGTGCCATCAGTGGCATTTTTGACAACGCCGAATTTGTCAGCCATTACAATTACTGAGCTTTCTGCCGTCCTGCCATCACTTGACGCACCAAGCGCAATCCCGGCAATTGCAGTACGACCACCACCGACCACTTGCGTTTTAATGGTGTGCGTTGCCGACAACTTGTTATTAACGCCTGCAACCGTGCGGCTCACTACATCAATCTCCGCTTTGCTTTGGGCCACTGCGTCCGTTTTTGCTTTATCTGCTTTGGCTTGCGCGTCTGCTTGCCATGTGGCGCGCAAACTTTGTTGAGCAATGCTGGCAACCTCGGACTTGTCCGCTTTGGCAGTGCGGATATTTGCGATTGAGCCTTCCGCGTTAGCCACCCTGCCCGCTAGCGCTTGTCTAGCTTGAGCTTCCGCCTTATCTCCGTCCGCTCGTGCTTTTTGTTCAGCGGTTATGCCGGATAATGCAGATTCCGCTTTGGCCGTTGCAGTTGTAATGCGTTGCGCTTGTTGCTCATCAACTGTTTTAAGCTCGCTGATTTGCGTTCCGCGCGTCACCGCTTCCTGTTGGATTTGCGCAATAGCTCTTTCCGCAATATCTTTCGCCGCTTCCGCCGCTTCGGATTTACCGCTGATCTCATTGATTAACTCTTGCGTCAATGCGCTTTTGTTAATCTGTCCGTGGATATAATCAACAATCTTTGTTGCATCGCGCTCTGTTACGCCCTCGACCGCATCCGTAAATTTCCCCGCAACATCTTTACTCACCATGCGCGCCCAAAAATAGTACGTTTCAGAGACACCCAAGCCGGTGTAACTGTAACTATTGGTCGGGTATGCGAGAGTGACAAGTTTCCGGGCATGTTGGAAATTGTCGTCTTGACTAACCCAGATCTCAATAGCTGAGTTTGGATTGGCAAAAACAGGATTACGCCAGTTAAGGTCGATCCCCATCAACTTACTAACCGTAACCAATTCAGCGATCGTAAAATTCACGCTAAATGATTTGGTGACAGGTTCAGACAATTGGCCTGCGCCATTTTTCGCGCGGATTTCTGCGGTGTAATCGCCGTCCGGTAGCCCGGTAAAGGCAATGTTCGTATTTGTTAAGTCATCATAGGCTTTATACAAAGTGCGGTTACCGTCAAAAGTGCGGTAGAGTTTGATTTGATATTTAACGGTAGATTCATTCTTCGCAAAATATTCAAATGATAATCTGATTCCGTCATCCGTTGCGGCCACATCAACATTTTGGATACGATAGCGATCCGGCACTTCACTAAATGATACGGGTTCAAAGTGCGCGCCACTGTCAACAATCGCTTCTTTCTGCGGTTCATGTTGTAGCGCGGTGATGGTGTACTTGCCCTTGCTTTCCTCTTTGATACTCAAAGCACGGTATAACTGCGGCTGTACTTTCTCTCCATGACGCAACCAAACGCCGTATTCTGTAAGTCCCGTCGGCGCTTTATCTAATACGATTCGGTTTCCATCCAAGACATCAATCACTTTAATGCCGGTGACTTGCGCGTTTTGGTTGTAATACAAAAACTGTTCACCCGTTTTAAATGGCACTTCGCGATCAAGCGTTACGACTTTATCTGTCACAGACAGTACACGTCCGCCTAATTGCGTTCCAGCATAGTCATTATCCGCAACAAGGATAATATCGCCCGGTACGTGCATTAATCCTTCGGCGCCAACGGTAAATGTGACCGTGCGGGTTTCCAGTTTTTCCGTTTCCAAAATCCAACGACCTGTACGGTACGCTTGCCCGCGTGAAGTGCAACCAAAAGCGGTAACTTTTTTCACGTTTAAACCGTAACGGCGGATCAAATCATCATCTGAAACACAGATAACATCTTTTTCATAGTTGTTCTGTGCGTTGGCGTACTCAACGTGGATTTCGTTGTGGCGCGCTTTCATAGCCGAATAAGAGTAAGTAAAGCCCTCTTTGTCAACGTTGGCGTTCGTGTACGTCCACACCGGATCGGCTGGGCGGTCTTGAATTACCGTAAATTCCCGTCCGTTCCACACCGGTATTGCGCGGAAAATCGAACAAATATCATTGATAACGTCGTATGCTTGGCGTTGCTCCGTGATCCATGCGTTACAAGTAAAGCGTGGTTCTTTTCCACCAAAACCATCATCTACCAACTGATCGCAATATTGCGCCACGTTGTAAAGCGCCCACTTATCTACGGCAAAATCACCAAGACGACGACCGAAACCATAGCGTTTGTTTTTCAGCAGGTCATAAAGCACCCATGCCGGGTTGTCGCTCCACGCCGTTTTAAAGGTTCCGTCCCAAATGCCGTTATAAGCCCGCGTTTCCGGGTTATAGTTACTAGGCACTTGTACGATGATTCCGTAAACATCATATGTTCGATTCGGGATACTTGAAAAATAGTCCGAATCAAACTTGATGCCGACAAGCGCGGTATTTGGATAAGCTAACCGCGTTTTGATAATCTCGGTATAGCTCGCCCAAATAGTGTTATTTTGCAACCGTTGAGACTTACTGTCCTCGTCTATACGCTCGACGCGCACGGTAAAAGGCGTCGGCGGCAGATTATCAATCTCAATTTGGCGCAAATACTGTGAGCTGTACTTGCCGTTAATCGTTAACGGGATTACGCGCTGACCGATGGTAATATTCATCGTTACGCTCGCACCGTGCGTGTCTCCCTGATCGTTTTGCGAAAAAAGGCTTTGTACACCCAAGGTTAACCGTAAGCGTGATACCTTGCCATCCGATACCGTGCGGGTTAAAGGCGTATTTTTGCGCACCTGCGTTCCAACAGAAATCTCTTTTTCGGACGTGTTGAAACCCTCAAGAATATCCTGATCTTGAATACCGATGCGCCCTTCTGCTTCCACATTGCTAAAATTGTAGGTTCCGTCCTTGTTTTGAATTGGCGTGTTGTCCAAGAAAACGGACTGCACCCCATTAACTAAGCCTTTAACTTCGCCCTCGGAAACAATCTCAACGATTCTTACCGCCTGTTTACTACGTCCAGATTCTGGCGCTTCATACGGCGTATGACCGCCGCCACCTCCACCACCGCCCATGTGTACCTCTCAAAATAAAAAAACCGCACATAAAAGTGCGGTCAAAATTCAATTCGTTTTACATTCTGCCTTTTCTAAATCCGACAGGTTTTTCACTTGTTTTCGCCGTTTCCACATCGTATGTTTCCACGCCTTGCGAAATAATTAATGAGCCGGTACGGATTTTCCCGTAAGCCAGTGGCACCGGTCGCCCTTGCGCTGCCATGTTTGACAAGTTAGTAAATGATGTGGATTTCTGTTTTTCGGCCTCCTTACCCTGCCCGGGCATTGTCGGGGTTTTTGTTAGCATTTGAGCAACACCGCCCAAGGTCATAGCCAACCCCGCAGCAAATGTGGAGCCTCCAGTCCAAATTGAAGCAACCATTAGCACCACGCCGATAATGACCGAGAATATGCCCGCTTTCTTCGCTCCGGCAATAACCGGGGTAAAATGCACTGTCATTCCATCTTTTAATTGATAGCCAAGATCGCGCTCAACGTAGCGGCTATCCATGTAGCGTTTACCGATGCGGACTTTATAAAATCCCTTCGCCAGTGTTTCTCTGAATTTCGGCAACTGGCTACACAACGCACGGATAATTTCCGCCGTGTCTTTTACATCGAGCTTAAATTCACTGCCAAATTGTTTAAGGCCGCCGTAAAGTTTAACTGTGACCACTCTTTAAATCTCCATAAGCTATGCGTATGCTTGAGCCAATAACCATCGTATAAATCACGCTTTGATAACCGACGGGGGCTGTGATGTAACACCATTTGATCACCAATATAAATCGCCGCGTGATTCGGCACATCAGAGCCAACTTGGATCAGGATAACATCACCGACCTGTAATTCTTTTACGTCGGTTAGGCGTTCAAAACCTTGTTCTTCCATGTGATCCATATACAGGTTAAAGCCATCTTCCCACCAGTAATCATCACGTTCAAAATTAGGAAACTCTTTGCCAGACAACCGATAAAAATCGCGGAATAACGTGTAGCAATCCGTTTGCCCGTGAATAAATTCGCGCCCAAGTAAAGGCGGTACCCACGGGAAAACATGAATCACCCCATCGCACACAAGCCACCAATCCAGTTCCGTATTTTGTTGCATCTGAAAATCAGCGGGAGACAATACAGGTTCGCCGCTAGGGTGCGAATGGACGAGAGCGACAATATTCCCTTTCATGCCAGCGGAAAGAAAATCATCAGGCGAAACCTCGAAAAAATTTTCCGGGTCGTCTGCGATATTCTCACAGTTAATAAATTCAAGTTCACAACCAGCAAAAATAACAAAGCCACACATTTCGCGTGGCTCCAGTTCTTTTGCTATTTTCAGTATGGCTTTTTTTAATTCTTCGTTCATGCTTACCCCAATTTATCAACGCTTGGGAATCCACCAAAATTAACCACGTTATTTCGTAATGCGCACCCTGTGACTAATCCGCTACACTTGTCTTTCTTGCGGTCGTTTGTCGGTTGGTCTTTTTCATCTGCTACTGCGGGACCTGTATAACCGCACTCTACTCCACGGTAAAGCCATGAGCAAATTGTTGTAATCGTGCGGCATGATATGTAAGCGTTGTCCGTTTCCATCGGCAAAGCTAACGTAAATGAGATGACATCCCGCTTATGCGTCGCCACTTGCTCAATAACAAACAAACTTAATGCCTCTTGCGTCGGGTCGGCTTGCTTGTTTCCGCCCGCAAAGTTTACCGCGTCAAGATACTGCATATAGACCATGCGGCGGCGGACAATCGCGCCAAGGCACTGATCGAATCTAATCAAAAGTGCGGTAACAAATCCATCCAGATTCATCAAATTCAACGTAGGGCGATTGCTCGGGCCTTGACCTGACATTTCAAAACCATCAGCGCTTACGCCATAGGCTTCATATGTATGCCCCTGCCAGACAATAGGCTTGCGCATTTCATTAGTACCGGCATAAAAACGATATAATTCGCCACTCATGCCGTCCGAATCTTTCAGCCCGCGCAAATCCACCTCCCAAAGCTCGATCATTGCGTTTTGTTCAAGCTTGGCGAGGTCTAATTTAAATTGATTGCTAATTGCTTGTGGCATTACAACGTTTCCTCAAAATCGCACGAAAATTCCGTGTAAACAGTGCCGACTTTCGCCGGCCACTTCTTACATACAACTTTAACCTGTTGCCCACTGTACGGGTCGTTAAACAAAAACGGCTTGATGCCTTGGTGCTCCCGCAGGAACTCGTGAACATCAAATCGTTCTTTATTTTTGACTTTCACCATCACCGAGTAAGTCTGCAATAGCGCATTTATACCGGACGGGCGCCGCTGCTTGTAGCCATCCCCGAATTCCATTTCATCAACTTTTGGCTCATTGTTAACTTCAAAATTCGGACGAATACACCACTTAAATGTTTTCATCGAGCAAACGCGCCCCCTTGTCGCATACTTTCTTGTTGATGATAGGCGATACGGCTATCCGCAATTTTCTTCATCAATTCGACCGTGATTTCAACCTGATCGCCACGTTGCTCTCGGCTAACTCGCGCTTCCATTGGTTCACCGTTGTTAATAACTTTTACGGATATATCTCCATTGGCTTGACGACTGAGTAAACCGGTATAACTCGGAGAACCACCGCCACCAACGCGCCCGCCGTTCGCAAATTTAGGCAATCTACGTTGATTCAACGCGTTCATGAAACCGACGCCATAATGATCTACCGTGCGGGAGGTCATCACAAACTCGTTATTGGATAACCAAGCGGGGATTGAGTCGCTTGTACCCGTTCCCGGTCCCTGTACGTGACCGCCAGTAGCATAAGCGCCTACAAGCCCACCATCAGCAAAACCAAAACCGACTGCACTTGCGGCAGATTTGATTGCATTGAATAACATCATCTTGATAATCATGTTTGAAATATCTCGCATGATTGATACTGCCATACCTTTAAAATCCGCTTTGCCGGTCATAACAAAGTCAGTTAGTGCGTCAGACATTGAACCAAAGGCGCGTACCGTGACGTTACTCATGTTTTCAGAAACATTTCCAACATCATCTTCAATGGTTTGCAATCCTTTTTTAAATCCACCAACCGCACTTCCTCGCGCTTCTTCGTTTTGTTTTTGGATTTCTGCGCGACGCTCTTTCAGTTTGGCAATTTCTTGATCGAGCTTAGCAATATTTTCATCAGTCATGCCGATTTTTAATTTCGCCGCTTCCAAGTCTAATTGATGGTTGTACTGCATCAACTCTTGCTCTTGGCGGGTTTTGCCAAGTAGCGTTAATTCAAACTCCATTGCCTGTAACTTCTCGGAGTTATCAAACGCAAACTGGTTGATTGCAACTTCCTGATTCGCCGCGTCAATTTGTGATGCAAGGCTTTTCAGTTTCGCAAGCCCCTCAGCGCCGAAATAAGCGTATTTTTCAGCATTGGCAACAATATCTTGAGTGAGTTTATTTACTTCCTGATATTGGCTAGGCTGACCAAATAAAGCAATGTCTTGAGCGTTGGCTTTTGCTTCCGACAACTTCTTCTGCATTTCGCCAAGTTCTTGCGTGTACTGCTTGTCGTAATCGACTTTCGAGCCTTTCTTTTTGCCGCCTTTCTGCTCGTCTTTCGCTAAGTTCGTTTGGGTGTACTGATCAACATAATCATCAAGCATTTGCCCGGTGTAGCCCTTTTCCTGCCCCTCACGTAGTCCGCGATGTTGATATAACGCCTTCCCTTTGAGCTTGGTTTCTTCCTGCTCTCCTCTCAGGCGCGCCATATCTTTTAAATATGCGGCGCTCAATTTGTCGCTGGCGTAGGCTTTAATGGTCCCATCCGCTTGTTTAATAGCTGTCGTGCCTTTACCAAACATCATTGAGAATAGCTCATTCAAGCTTTTTTTCGCGTCATCGGCAGACAGTTTCAGATCATCAAGCGTGCCGGAAAATACAAGTACTTTATTTGTGACATCAGGCGTTTTTTGTGCGCCTTTGCCCAACTTCTCATTGAGTTCGTCTTGCGTTGCCGTGAGTTGCTCGGTTGATTTATCTAAATCCTTTTGAGCGTTCTCGAGTTCGTAGGTTAAATCAATTAGCTTACCTTGGATTTTCTTACGTTGCTCTGCTTCGCTTTCAAACTGATACCAGCTATCAGATCCGTAGTTCTCCCAACCTTTATTCAATGATTCAATCTGTTTTTCAAGCTCAGCAATTAAGCGCTTTTTGTCCTCGACGTTTTTCTTAAATGCCACCTGACTTTCTTCAAGATCTTTAACTTGCTTATTCAGCGCTACGGCGGTCATCTGCTGTAGCGCTTCTTTGCTAGTATCGATTGATTGTGTGTATTCTTTGGCCTTTTGAGTGGCTTCTTCTGTCGCGTCAGCCGTATTTAACCAATATCCGGCAAACGCCGCTAATGTTGTAACAGCAGTAACACCAAGCATGATAGGATTTGATAAAAACGCGGTTTTCATCAAATTAAGTTCAGCTGTCGCTCCTCGTACAACCGCGCGATAAGATGTCATCAAGATACTTGATCGAGCCAATCCGGCATTAGCCGCCGCTTGGGTAACTGCGTTTTCAGCATAAGCGGTTCGCAATGCCAGTTTCGATGCCGTTAATTCTCTTTCAGCTACGACAAGCTGTTGAGTAATTATCTTCTCCTGTTCTTTCAGTGCGTTATACTGCACCATGCCGGCGGCACGCGCAGACGCGTTAGAGCCTTGTAATTGTGTGGCTAATAATTCTCGCTCAGCGATAGTTTGTTGTTGCGCAATTCTTAAACTATCAACTCGCGCTTTCATTGCCTGATAATCAACTGTAGTTTGACGCAAGGTTGCGGAGGTTGTTTCGGTCATTGCCGCCGCTCTTTCGCGTGCGGCTTGCGCAAGTTGTTTTTCTTGGGTAATCGCCACACGTTGAGAGGCATAATCGTGTATGCTACGGGATACTTTTATAGATCCCCAAACACCGACAAGAGCCAATCCTGCGGCGACGGCGGCATCCATGTTATTTGCGACAACTAAAATACTTTTAGCAACCTTATCTGAACCACCTACAGATTTATCTAACTCACCAACAAATTTAACGGCTTTAGTGTTTAAGACTTCCAGCGCATTTCCAACCGTCGTAACGGTTGTAGCGTAATCAATATCAATTTTATCTTTGACTTTCTCAAGTGCACCAATAACACGTTCGGCTGTTAGTTCCCCATGTTCACCCATTTCTTTAAGGGCACCAATTGGCACCCCTAGACCGTCAGCAATAGCCTTAGCAAGTGCCGGTGTTTGGGTCATAACAGAGGTGAGTTCTTGTCCGTTTAATACGCCTTTGTCTAACGCCTGACTAAATTGCAATAACCCAGCTTCAGCGGATGCCGCACTTACACCAGATAGCGCAATAGTTTTATTAACGGTTTCCGTTAAATTTGCCGTGTTTTTTTGCGCCCGTCCGAGCTGTTCTTCTGCACTTGCTAATTTGGTGTAAACCTGTCCAGTAGCGGATAAGCTTTGATATGTGCGGGTTGATATGTCAAAAATATCCCGCATTGCTGCCGCTTGTTCCGTTTGGTCTTTCGTTACAAGTTTAATGCGGTTCCCAAGTTCGGTATATTCGTCAGCAAAAGACAACACTTTTTTTACCGGAATGCCGGCAAACAAATTTATCTTAACTAACCGATCCGCACCTTGGATACTTCTCGTCAGCCTTTGTACATTCTGCTCAATCGAATTTAGATTGCTGTTTGTTGTAGTGGCAAATTTAACCGCACTTTTTTGTGCGCGCTCCAATCCTTGCGAAAACTGGACTGAATCTAAAGCCAGATTAATATTCAGTGAACCTAATTTCCCAGCCATATTTACTCCATAAAAAAAGGCTCGCCAAAGCGAACCTTTTCTAAAAATTAATTAACGATTACTTGTGCAGCTGAGATTTCTCAACATTGAATTCAATTATATTTCCAATCACTAAAACGGTAATGCCATTGAGCAATGCAAACAAGCCCCAAACCCAAAACGGAGAACCTGCCAAACCACCACCGAAAGACATATAACCGAGAAAAGAAATATATCCAACAACAACCAAAAGGAAAATGACTTTTCTTAATTTATAAGTTAGCCAAACAACACCAAGGCTTTCTAAAAATTCCATATTTCCTCCAGCATTTCAACGTTTAATTTCATGCTTCTAATGTACAAAATACATATAAAAATAGCAATAAAAAGTACATTCTTTATTGCCACTTCCGTTATTTTGTAAATAATGACGTTACAACGATTTGACCAACAGTTTTGATTACGTCAAATGACATATCAACACCTTTTGACTTTATAATGTTTTTAATCTTATTCCAAGCAGTTTCATTACGAATTTTATCTAAAAATTCATGCCCCGACCAAGTAAGATTAATTGCCGAATAGTCCTCTTCTCCCATTGTGGAGCTATCTTCAATTTGAATTAATTTAGCCTGTGCCAGAATCTTGTAGTGATATATGACTTTCTCAGGATAAACCCCTTTGAAACTTTCACTATCAAGCGGAGTGTCATCCACTTTACTTTCTAATTTAATGAGGATTTTTCGAATTAATTCCCAATCTCTTTTCATACTTTATCCTTACGACCGCACTTCATGAAAAGTACGGTCAGTTTTAAGTGCGTTTTAAATTTAACGGCGTTCACCCGGATAAGCCAAATCAGATTCATTGAAATTTCGAATCTTCGGCAGTACACGGGAAAGATTGTCATCACGCCATGGGTCGGCTTCTAAATCTTTGCTCATTTTGAGTAAGATTCGGCGGGCATGTTCCACTGTAAACGGATATTCATTCGCTTGGCTGACAACTTCCGGCGCGATCGGTGCTTGTAGCAATTTGAGTGGTTTTACCAACATTTTGAGTGAACCAATCACGCGCACGGCGATAAACCATAACCAAAGTAAAACGGTGATGTCGTTTTCGGTCATTTCGATGGTATATGTTTTTGGTTTTGACTCCGGCAAAGCAACATCAGTAATTAATTCACCCTCAAGAATTATCTTGTGAACATATTCTACTGCCTGTGGTAATTGCTCAAGGGTTAAATCTTCGATTGATTCCACATTGAAGCGCTGATGGATTAAATGATAGGCTTCGGAATAAATTATCCCTTTCTTGCTCACTAACATATTCACGGCATTGCGCAGACCTGTGCGATCATCTACCGTAGTTTTCGATTCATATTTGCCTGTTTTACGAATTGCCGGCAAAACTTCCGCTGTTACCCATTTTCTAAAACGGTGCGGAACAGATCCTTTTTTCACTGCGTCACGGCAACGTAAGATCAAAGTGTACATTCCGCTTTCGCTTACTACAGCCATTTCTTGCTTTCCTCCAAGGGTGTCGGTTAAAGCGACACCCTTTTCATCGTCATCTAATCTTTCGATTGCATCACGATAATTTGAGATATTGATAGCATTACAAAGATCTTTTGCAACAAACCAAGGCTCGTTATTAATAGCTAAAGTGCGGATGGATTTTGATTCAAAATTGAATGTGGATAATTGAGTTTGAGTTGTCATTTTTCTGTTCCTTTTGAGGGATTGATTGTTTACCCATAATTGGGCGACCAACGGCTCAAAACTAGCAGAAAATCTAGCGGAGTTATTCCCTTTCGGTATTGTATTCCTCGCACCGTCGGTCATTGATTCTTTGAGAACTTTATAATGGCGGTAAAATTCTCAAATTTTAGATACAAAAAAATCACGCTGACGGGGTGAATAATCCGTTTTCTGTTAGGCTTTTGAGACCTTGAAAACATACTAATAAAAAAGCCCCTTGGGTGTCAAGGGGTATTATCTATAATCCGGCTGCTTTAACTAATTCTTTCAATCCATTAATTTCATTTTGGGTGAAAGAATACTCGTTATTACAAATCTTGATGTCAATCTGGTTTGCGTTTGCCAGTTGTTTAAGTTGGGCATTCGTAGGACGATAAATATTTAACTGTAAATAGAAGTCACGCGTCGCTGTTAACCCAGAATTATACGGTTTTAAATTGAATTTTTTACCATCAACTAACCAGTGGGTTTCATCACATTTTACAGGAGAACGCCCTTTTTTAGTGATAAGTAACTCGTTATATTGTTTCTTATCCTTTATAACGGAGAATTTTTCGGGGACTATAGTTTGAGTATATCGACTATTTACTATTCCAGATACCTGCCACTTGATTTCACGTTCACCAGTGAATTTATCTGTTTTATCAGTAACTTCACCCTTTAAGGCTAATTCGTCTTGCTTTGCCCATTTTTCACTTAGGCTTTCTTTCTTTTGTTGTGGTACGGCGCACCCAGACAAAAACGTAGCCATGATGCCAATCAATAATAACTTTTTCATTTTAGGTTCCTCTTATTTTGTATAATAAATCTCATATATTCTAAGGCACCTTAATATTTTCTGTAAGTTTTCGAATGGAATTATTTCAATTTTGCGACGCAGATCGCATATTTTCACAATGAAATTCGACCGCACTTTCTTTCATGGATATTCTTTGCGCACATTCAACAAAACGGAGAACATCTATGAAAAAACAATTCATGCAGTGGCTATTGAGCAAAGATGAACTAATCAGCAGTAACGCAGAATATATCACCGCACGACTGGACGAAAACTTAAAAATCCAGCCATGCAGAGAACGAAACCGAGCAACACGAGAAGAAAATGCAATAATCAAAGGACTAATAGCCGAGTTTAACGATTCGCTAAATACTCAGTAACGCCGTCATCTTCATCGTCATTTTCTACCGCACTTTCCTGATAAAACGGCATAAAATCCGAGAGTTCAGGCAGTTTAGCCTTTGGATCGCGGTTTATCATCGCCAACAGGTGGCTAATTTGTGCGGTGCGGTAATCTTCCCGCCAAAGCCCGAAAGGTTGTTCTTGATAGAATAGCTCGTATTCTTGAAGCTCTCTTTCGGGCATTTGGTCAATTTCGCTTAATGTTTTACCCAACGCAAGGCTAAGATTTATTTGGAACTTGCGCCGGTCGGTGAGTTTTTTGGATTAAGCCCCATAATGGCTTTATTCACTGCATCAAAAATACCGCCACCGAGTTTAGAAATCAGCTTCAAATCTTCTTCACTGTCAGGATTAAACAGATTAACGCCGTTTTCATCACATAAACGAAGCGCAATTCCACGCGGTAAAGCATTAGGATCGTAAATGTTTTGTAATTGCTTTTGCAATTCATCTTCATCGTTCAAATTTAATTCTTTACCTTGGGCCAAGGCTAATTTAATTAAGTGTTCGCGCTGACCGTAAATAATTTGGTTATTTTCGCCAACAGATAGATCGCGGATATAGTAAGTTTCGCCCTCATATTCAAACGGTGCGACTTTCGGCTTTGTTGCTAAAAGTTTTTCACGTAAACTCATTTCAATTCTTCCATTCATTCAAAAAAAATGACCGCACTTTTTAGGTGCGGCCGTGTTGATTAAGCTGTTACTGGCAATAAATAATCGCGTTTGGATTTTTTGATTGTCACACCAGAATCAAACTTACCTTTCACTTCACCACTAAAATTAGGTGATGTTTGGATAAATCCAGTGCCGTAAAGAGAGCCTTGATTGTTTTTCAAAACCATCATCCACGGGAAAGTTTCTTTGGCATAGAATTTCTTACGCAAATCTTGTTGCATTGGTGTTGCCGGCGCGTAGAAGAATGTCAGTTTAATTGAGCCGTACTCAATTTCACCAGCTTCGGTTTCAGTACCTTCAGAACACATTGTCGTGATGTCTTCTTCGCCTAACGAGTCACCATCACCTTCAATTTGTTTGATAGCGCAGAAGTTAGATGACCATTTGACGATTGCCACTTTTGCCGTAGAAAAGTCAGTAGGCGCATCCTGATTACTCCAATCTACTTCATCAGCAAAGGTGATTTTGTCTGTTGCAATAGTTTTTACCGGATAAAATCCATCTAATGCACCAAGACCAGTGATTTTCACAAAGTCACCAACTTTTGCACCATGACCAGTTGCGGTAATTGTTGCATTCGGTTTTACAGTGGCGGCAGTGATGGCTTTTTCTTCAGTCAAGCCGATCCCCACATAAAATTTAGTACCCTGAAAAGGGGTTGTTTGTGTTGCCATGTTTTATTCTCCATAAGCAATTTGATAATTGATTATGCGACGATGTAGCTTAGTGTCAGGTTCATAGTCGCTAAAATCATTCATACGCTCCGCAAAATCGAACTCTGCCGAAAGTGCGGTAAAAATCTGTTTGCGAAGGCTGAAAATGTCATCAGGGTTTTGGCTGTAGATGTCAATCTGCACCTGATAATCATCAAGATCGCCATCTTCCAGCGCCGAATTTGGCGAGATGTTCGGGAATTGATATACAATTACCGGGAAAGCCTTGTTTGTTTCTGGAATCAGCCCATAAAAACAACGCCCCGACACCAAAGGCGACAGGGCGCTAAAAAGTTTCTTCTGGATCATGTCATTTGCCAGCCTCCGCAATTATTTCTTGTTGCAGTGTGTCAATGATGGCTTGCGCCGCCTGTTCCTTAGATTGCTGAAAGGCGGGTCGCATAAACGGTCGCGCGGGCATTTTAGATGTGCCAAATTCAAGATAACGCCAGTAAAACGGATCGCGCGGATTGTACGCACTGGATTTACCGCTTTTTTCTTTGAATTTCAGCACTTGCTTGGTCGAAAGCCCCTTTACCCAAATATAGGCGTCAGTTCTGCCATTTTTGCCGACTTTCGTGCGGCTTTGAATGGATTTTCTTAATGTACCTACACGTCTGTGCGGCACGCTTTCTTTCAAGACTGGTGCGAGCGAACGCGCTTTATCACGCACAATTGCACCGCCTTTACGCATTGCTTTAACGGCAATACGGTTAGAAGTCTTTCGCCCAAGGCTTTGCATTGCTTTTTGCAACTCTTTCAAGCCATCAACGCGGACCGTTACGCTACCCATTAATCACCTCTTTACACATGAGCTGCAACGATACATTGCGCTCCTGTGTATTGAGTACCGACACAATCTCTAAAGTACTCTTACCGAACTTAACCCGCATTGTCGGCATAATCCCGTCAAGATAACGTAGCCAAATTTGCGTAGTCACTTCCGACTGCACTTGTTGAGCCGAAAAATACTCACGGCCAGACAATGGACGCACATCAGCCCAAACAGTCGCAACGTTTTTCCACGTCGTCACTGCCGCGCCGTAGTCGTTTACGGTATTGACCTGCTTCTGCAATGTGATTCGATGCCGTAGTTTTCCAATGTTCATACGTGTATAAACCGATAACGTTCAATAATTAGCCTTACAGTCGGCGGTAAATCAAAATTGCTCACGCCCTGCCCTTCATTCCATCCACCACGATTTTCAAACATATATGCCACCAACATTAATATCGCTATTTTCAGATCTCCAGTGATCTCTTGAGCGTTATCAGGTGGGTCATCCGGTAGCGTTTCGTAAAGTTTGCGGTTGGTGTAGTTTTCGATTGTCGCCTTGGCGGCTTCAAGGTAAACCTGAAGCAAATCGTCTTGATCGTCGCTATCAATTCGGCACTGCAATTTGATTTCATCAAGTGTGATATTCATCACGCCCCCGAAAAAGAAAAGTGCGGTCGAAATTAACCGCACCTATTGGTTATTTACCGATTAACGCTTTAATTGCTGAGGTATCTTCAAGCACGCAGTCAAAGCGGTGGAACGCTAAGAATGCGGTTTGGTCGAATTCGGCATAACGTTCAACCAAGCGTTTCAATGTCATGTAAGCTACACGACGCACCACAAAGCGGTTAAAGTCGCCGAAATACAAGAATTTCGCATCTTTGGCAATGTCGGCGATTCCTTGATCGATAACGTATTGCTTACCAAGAATGGTAGATGGTGCCACGCCGGCAACATCAGGCAACCATAACGGGCGGTTTTGAGCGTCAACCATTTCTTTCAACACTTTAAAGGTGTTATCGTTAAAGGCTAAACGAGAATTACCCACGTTACGGTAAGCCGGATCAACGGAGTGCAATAATGCGTTAATATCCAACCAGTCCACCTTACCCGCTACTTTCGCCGCGGTGGTGCCTGTCACGCTTGCTGCCAACCCTTTCGGTTGTGCTGGTGTTCCTGCGCCGGTGCCTTGGATTAAATATTTTGCTTCTGCGCGTCCGATACGTTGTGCGATACGATCAGCCAAATAAGATTCGATGTTAATCGCGGAATCTTGCAATAATTCGTTAGATACACGAATAATTTTAGATGATAATTTTTTCGCACCAAGGTTAGCGATACCGAATGATGTATCAGCTTCGGTTGCGGCGGTGTTTTCGCCGATTAATTCACCTTCTTCGGTAGTGCCGTCAGCAGTGATCCATTCGATGGTACGACCGTCGGAGGTTGTCAGGATTTGCGCCACTTGAGCAATGCCGCCATAGGCTTTCATTTGCTCAACTATGCGTGCCTGCATTTCTTTTGGTACGGTATAACCACCCTTATCATTAACGCCGACACCTTGCGCGCGCATTTCCGCCAACGCTTGGCGCTCTTCTTGGCTCAATTCGCCTAAACCGTTACGCAAAAATACGTTAAACGCTTGAGCGCGCATTTCGTCAGCGGTTTTTGTTTTCTCACCGTCATGTTTAGCGCGTTTTTCGGCTTCGGCCGCTTCTTGCTCCTTAACGAATTTTTCATCCATTGAGCGAAGTTCTTCTTCACGCGAAATTACGGCATCTACTCCGTCCAATTCGGTTTTCATTTTGTTCCATTCGGTTCGTTGCTCATCAGTCCAAGCGTTATCACCGATTTTGTCGTGTAATGTGCGCATTTGCGCAGCAATATTGCGACGTTTTTCTTGCAATTCATGTAATTTAGGCATTGTTTTTCCTCTCTAGAAACGAAAAAACCGCACAAAAGTGCGGTCGGTTTAATTAAATCTGTTTACTTGCCGGATATTAACGATAAAAATCGTTCTCGGGCGGCTTTTTGATGTACGGCTTTCTGAATATCGCCACTGTTACGGGCTTCTTTCCATGCGTCCAACGATCGCGCCGTGCTGTTTGCTTCCTGATATGCTGGATAAGTTACCGGGCTAACGTCATAAAGGCGTGAAATCTTGTGAATTTCGCGGATTATTACGCCATCGTCATCCTCATACCATTCATCGCCGTTACGGGCCACATTAAAAGCAAATGATGATTGAGTGATGTCGCCGCGCTTTAATGGCGCGATCACTAAATCCCGAATGGTCGGCGTATCAGGTGCGATAATGTCATAACGTAAACCGGTGTCGTCAACACTTAGGCTTAATGTGCCGGCAGTTGAACGTCCGAGAATGAAATTCGGGTCATGATTGAACAGACCGCGAACATCATCATCCAGCACGTCATCAAATGCCCCGGGCATAATGATTTCACGAAAGCCCCACATCAACTGCGAGCGGGTGTTAAAAACCGAACCATACCCGATAATATGAGTAGGTTCGGAATCTTTACTTTCAGCCCGAACTTCGCCAACGTAGGACCGTTTTTCAATATCAGTCATCGGGTTTGTTCTCCTCTTTCTTGTCTGATTCGATTTGTTGTGCCGCATTAACACTGACAAGATATTCATCTAACCCGTCAACTGGGTTCATATCTTCGAGTGTGCGGGCTTCATTGCGTGACATCCAGCCATCAGTGATCGCACTATGATAAAACTGCGCTCTTTCGGTTGGCGTGCCGCGCATAATGCCGCCAAGGTTAAACTTCACAAAATAACCGGCTTTGCGTTCGGTTTCGGTAAATACCTTGCGATTAATTTCCTGTTCCCAGTTCACGATCCACGGCATCAAACTGTAACGGATGAATTGAATCGTCTGCTCAGAGATGTTCGAAAAGGTCGCCTTTTCCAAGTCGTTAATCATGTGTGCCGGAACGTTGAAAATTCCCGCAATCTCTGACCGATTCAATTTCATCATGGATAATAGTTCGGTATCGACCGGGGAAACGGTTAACGCTTTATAGTCCAGCTCAGCAGGTAAAAGAACCGTCTTGTTTTCTTTGTTTTTCAGCTCCGAACTTGCTTTATCCCAGAATTTTTTGAAGCTCAACCACGATTTTTCATTAAGTGGCGTTTTTACACTCACAATCCCTGCTGGGCGGGCATTGCCAAGAAAAAAAGACCCGGCGAAATCTTTCGCATTCAACCCAAGCCCGATTGTTTCGGCGTGCTGCTGAATAACAGACTTACCTACTTTCAACGAAGCGCCAAGCGCTTTAACGTGGATCATGTCATCGGGACTGATTGACAACGTTTCATCTTCGCCATAATAGCCATAAATGTACCGTCCACCGTTTTTCAGCAACCGCACCAACCAAGGCTCGCGCGTTTCAAGCGATTCGATTTCACCACTTCGGCGGCGGACAATGTGTAAGTAAGAGTTCCCGTGTAAAAGTACTGCACTTTGCCCGTATTCCCGCATTTTGTAGGAAGTCTGCCAGAAATTAGGGCTATCGTGTAACAGGTAAAATAACGGGTGGTCGCGTGCCGGTTCTATGTTTTTCCCATCTTTGCGCATAACGTGTAACGGTAACTGCGCAATAGCACTTGATAGCACATAAACACAGGCATAGACCGCGCTTAATTTCATTGCGGTATCAGCGTCAACGGTGCGCGATTGTGTTCCGCCGAACAAGTCATCATAAGCGCCCTCGGCACTTAACGGAACCTGCGGGTTTTCAAGGGAGCGCGCACTAAACAATTTATCAAAAATCATTTACGCCCCCGTGCTGAAAAAATAGCGTATAACAAGCAAAGCCCACCGCCGATAATGCAGGTTTGAGCCGTTCCATATTGGAGATAAACGCCGGTACATAATGCGCCAAGTCCAGCCAAACCGACCAGATCAATAAAAAATGTTCTCATAGCGTTAATACCTCGTCCGGGATAAAAATCCCGTCATCTTCATTTAGCATAATTCGACCGATTGCCATCATTAACGCAACCGCGCCATCAATTTTGTTTTCTGGAATTTCTTTCACCGGTCTAACGATGTCATCATTCCCGGCGGCAGTTTTCCCGACCACATTACCAATACACCAAGTCATGATAGGGTTCCCGTCATGGTGAAAACGGCCTGATTCGATAGCCGCTTCAAGCTCTTTCATCGGATCTGATAAGTTGGTGTAGTTCTGTGTGATGGTTATCGGGTTTAATCCCTCGTCCGCCATATCGTGAGAGATGGCGATCGCACCGTGTGGGTCAATTGCAGCACAGTTAACCTGATGCTCCCTGTTTGTGTCTTTCACACATTCAAGGATTTCGCGATAGTCCACCTCTGCGCCGTCGGTTGCGATTAAATGCCCGCTGACTACCCATTTTTGGTATTTATCCACCACTCGTTTTAAAGCAGTATCAGTACTAAAAACAGTGTCTTCCGGCACAAAAAACAATGGAGAAATACAGTAATAATGACGTTTACCATCAATAATTCGACTAAACACCCGCACAAGTGAGTTCATATCGAGCTTTCGCGCCATATCCAGACCGAGGAAAACTTCTTCACCTTGGAAATCTTCAAGGCTTAATGTTTCGTCGTAACACTTCTCCCAGCTCACCATGTTGAAATAGGATTCTTTCGCTGATACCCAAACATTCAGGTGCTTTGTTTTGAATTTATTCGTAAAGCGTGGATTATTGATCGCCTGTTTCTGCTGACTTATCAAATAATCCGCATAAACCGAAACGTCAAAATTCGGGTTAGCTTTTTGTAGCACTTCTGGACTTGTCCAGTCGTCGGCCTCGTCGATTGTGTAGATTAAACCGAACAATTCATCATTCGGCACCGTGCCATTCAGCATTTCAATCACTTCACGGCGCTTGTCGTAACAAGGCCCTTCGATGTTGTAACCCGCCGTCGTAATAATCCACATCAACGGCTGGCGACGTGCGCCCATACCGGTGAGCATTGTTGTATAAAGTTCGTCGTCTTTATGCTCATGGTATTCGTCCACGATCGCGCAACTCGGTGACGCACCATCCCCAGGGTTCCCGATTAATGGCTCAAAGCGTGATCCGTCGGCGGGGCGGTTAAGATTGGATGCGTTAACTTCAATTTCGAATGTTTTACAGAGCAATTCTGTTTTCTTACACATTAACCGGGCAGGGCGGAACACCTCCCACGCTTGCTTCTCGGTTGTTGCCCCCGAATAAACCTCCGCGCCGAACTCGCCATCTACGCAAAACATATACAACCCAACACCGGCAGAAATAGCCGATTTTCCGTTTTTACGCGGGATTTCGGTATAAACTTCGCGGTAACGGCGTAATCCGCTGATTTTCTTGATCCAGCCGAAAGCATTCGCCACGGCGAATAATTGCCACGGCTCAAGCGTAATTAGCTGCCGTTTTAACGCCCACTCGCCTTTAGTGTGCGGCAAAAGTTGAATAAATTTACAAGCGCGTTCCGCCAGTTTTTCATCAAAGCGATAAGGAAAATCCTTGTCCTTTTGATTATCCAAATCATCTAAATGCCGCTGACATGCTTTAATCACCAAGCGGCAAGCTGGAATCTTTCCGGAAACAATGTCCTTTGCGTATTTGTTCGCCTTTTTTACATTGTCGGTCATTGGAATAACTCCGCAAATGGATTACTTGATTGCGTATCGGCATTGCTCATTAGTCGGCTCCGGCTACTTGGGTCAAGTCCAAGCAACGACCCGAATTTTGCCATATCCGCCAATGCTTCTTTCAGCGTAGTGTAAGCAGGATTTCGTTTTAATCCGCTTTCTGTCTCAATGGTTCCGCCGAATTTTTTAATGTCAGCGTTAGCGGCTTTTCTGTTCTGGTATGCAATGCAATAGTTAGCAACGGTTTCTAAGTCGGTTTTCAAAACTATCCCCTGCGGGCAAAGCTCTTTTAACACAAAGTGCCACATTACAATGCCATCATCATTCAAATCATCAGGCGGCGGAGTATCGATCGTTAATTGTTCAGAAACCAATTCATTTTCGTTTAATTTTCGTTTTCCAGGGTTGCCTTGCCGTTTCTTAACTGCCGTAGGCTTAGGCTTGCGCCCACGCCCCGGAACAAGTGCTTTCCCTGTCATTTTGGCGTTTACCTCAAAATCTTAATTTCGCGGTTGTAAAAATTGAGTTGAACGGGCGGTATCCATAGATGAAACCTATAGAGATTTACCCACCCCCTCCCCGTGTAGAATTGACCGCACTTTAAACGCTATCTCAAGCGCTCTCTTGCGGTTTTGAATTTATGGCATGAATTACATAAACTTTGTAAGTTTGAAAGATTGTCACTGCCACCATGTGCTTTAGCTATGATGTGGTCAACGGTTGTTGCTGTAACATATCTACCTTGCTTTAAGCACTCTTGACATAGATACTTGTCACGCTCTAAGGCGACGGTGCGCAACGCTCGCCACTGTGAGCCATAACCGCGTTGGCTTGCCGTCTTGCCTTGTTGGTGTCGTTGCCATCCGCAACCTAAATGCAGTTCACAATAACCGCTTGAATGCGTTGTTGTGTTCTTACATCCCTGTTTTCGGCATGCCTTAGGTATTCTTGCGGGCATTTTCATTCCTTTTGTAATATTTACATCACATAACTTAGATATAATCCCTAGGTTTTACGACACTCAACCCAGAATTAGATTTAAATTATGTAGCATACACTTTACTTTTTATCCTTGCGAAAGTGTGAAAGACAAGTCATGGCGAGGATTCCTTGTTTAGTCCTGCGCCATATTTGTATCTACAAGCCCCAAGTAATCGCTTTAACCGCCCACATTTGAGCGTCGATGATACGTTTAACTGCCTCATCTAATAGCATCTCTTTATCTGCTGTTAGTGTACCTTGGTTAAATGCGTCATCTTTATGTGCTATTACCTGGTTAATAGCTTGCGCAAAGCGTTGCTTGCACTCCGCAATATCGCCGATATTGCCTGGGTTAAAGTCAATTCCAACTAACTTTTCACCGGCACTTTTATCGTTTGCGAATTTGATTTGGTCTGTCATTGTGATTTACCTTTTACTTGATTAATCCACTTATTGAGGTTATCCACTTGGCTTGCGCACTTGTCTCGCTCTGCGGTTACCTTGACTAATTGCAACACTACATCACCGTAAGTCTCACCGGTAAATGCCGTCTTAGCACATGGGGTTGTGTAAGCCTGCGGAGGGTAAATGTATTCCGCCTTTGTTGTAACCTTACTTGTACAGGCGCTCAAGAGCAGACTGAGGGAGCTTAGTGCGGTAACAAGGCTGAGTTTTGATGATAGTTTTAACTGATTCAACATTTTCAAGTGCCACCCTTTCGATTTCTTCATTTCGTTGCTGTTGCTCAATTACTGCCTCACGCTCTTGTTGCAACGCCACATTTAAGGCTTGATTAGCCTCTTCCTGCTGTTTTATGGTTTGGGCTTGGGCTTGGTTTTCGGCCGTCATCTCATCAATAGTACTGCCCTGGTACCAAATCCAACCACCCAAGCCCAAAATCACGGCTAAAAATAATTGATTTAAAATATTCATAAGTCTATGCCATTAGTTTACGGTAGAGCTCACAGCGATCTGATAGCCCGTTAGTCCCGCCGTTAATTCGGATCGTTGCTTTTTCAACGCTGTTTAGGCTTGCAATATTGTTTGCTAACCAATACCAAACAGCGGCTGACACTGCTAAGTCCAAATCCTCCGCCACCTCATGTAGCGCAAAATCACGACCTAGCCAGTTGCGAAAAGCAACATAATTTTTCTTGCCGGTGATTTGGATAAGCCCGCGTCCACGATACTTCCAGCCGTCCCCGCTAGCCTCATCACCATTGCCCATGCGATTAGCGTAAACGCGGTTTGCAATTTGCTCAGGCTTGCGCGCGTATTTAACCGCGGTATTTTTATCAAAATACTTGCGGAATACCTGCGTTAGCGCGTAATCCGAGTAGTTTAGATTTTCGGTAAACGTGGTAAATCCCGCGCTCTCATGTCCGCATTGCGCCAAAAACATCGCTTGTTGGATTTTAGTTACGCAGCCGGCTTTTTCGATTTGCTTTTCAATCGCCGCATAAATACCTTTTTTCGCACGTGGGAAAACCTGATTAAATTTACTCTCTGAAATCATCATCGTATTTACTTCCGTTGCTGCGTCTATAACTAATATCACCGTCATTTACTCGGTGGTTGATAAATTTAAATAAAAATTCGCGGATCTTCTCAGTGCCGATAAAGCCAATCATCGTACCGAGAAAGCCGGAAAATTCCGCATGACCTACAAGGTGCGTACATATCGGCACTGTAACCCCTGCAATAGAGGCGCAAATCATTGCGTCAATAAATACGTATCGAAATGCAGGTTTCTTGCGCATGAATCCCATTCTTAAAAGCGACATAAAAATTGCGGCACCGGCACTGTGAATTGTCCCGTTCCCAAAATTTAACTGTAGCCAGGCAATAATCATTGCCCATACATCAGGCTCTTTCATCGGCATTGTTTTCTCCGCCGTATTTCAGGCAATAAAAAAGCCCACGCGTTAACGTGAGCTTGAATTTAGGTAATAAAAAAACCCTGATCGGAACGGTCAGGGTTGTGTAGAATTTATTCGGTGAACATCACTTACACGATGACCACCATATATGAAAAGGATATGACAGCTTGCCAAATTTGTCAATAAGTAATTTTGATATTTTTTGAATTTTGGCTACCAGTTCGAAACATAACAAAACAAGTTACAAGCAACTCGTGAATTATTGCTTTTGCCAACTTAACCTCTTTTTCAACTTCTCGGTAAATGGTGCGGAAACTTGGAATGCGAATATTTGATTTTCCGGCGCAAGGGTGCATTTGTTTTGCTTTGGCGTTTTCATGCAGCTTGGAAGCAATAAAGTTTACCTTCCGCTTATTGACGTAATACGAGAAAACAATGAAGTGTAGCAATCTATCATTCTTCACAAAGAACTGTTCGACGGTCTGACTTATCATGTAGCCCGTATCATCGTCGCACATCTGCTCGCCCGGTTCCGCAGGAATGGCAGATTGCATTAACTTAGCGATGATATTTAGTTCTGGCTTATCAAGTCTGCCGGAGCGCACCCAAGCGCCCCACTTGTACATCCATTCATCCACAAATTCTTCCTGCTCCTCGGTCAGTTCTAATTCGCTAAATTTACGCATCGATACCTCTAATTCTAATAATTGCCTTACCTTTACTTACTACGCCCTTTTCCTCGATTGAGTATTTTCGAATAATTTTACGGTTATCGTCCTTAATTAACCCTGCACCAACTAAGCTATCAAAAATCCCTTTAGGCAAGTTGTCTAAATCGCGTGGGCGGTTGTCTGGGAAGTAGATTTCCATCTTGATTTCAACCGCACTTTCAAAAGGATCGAACTTAGAACAAACCTCAGTAGCAATGCGTTTAAATTCCCGTCCTGCTTTTGATATGTAATGCTTACCTTGTCTTGTATGCTTCCAGTAGTGGTTCACGCTCGGTGGGTACGGCAAACAGATTTCAAGCCAATCACTCATAGCTTTCCCTCATTGATTAAGACATCTTGAGTACGAAACACGCCTTCCGCATGAGCTAACCGAACAAATTCATTGTCTAATTTCCGCGTTCTACGATCGCATTCATCATGACAAGCAGAACAAGCCCATGCGCCACGTTTATCATTCGGTTTTCTCCCTACTCCATCATCCATACGATAATGAGCAAGTACTGTCGTTTCAGAATTAAAATTACAAATGCCAGGCAAGCGAACCATACATTCTCGCCCCTTTGCTTCTTTTCGATAGTCTATTTTCCCCATATTTTCACCTCTAAAATTGACCGCACTTTTGTTTTGAACTGTAAATTATTGGTTGATGGTTGCAGCTCAACCGCCAAACCCTATTAATTGATTAATCTTGTTATCCAGTGCCACTTCGTCTTCATAGATATTACAAAGCGTTTCGTTCCAGATGACGCCATACACCGTTTTATACACATCGTTGAATCGTTCCTGGCTCATATTCGCGAATGAGATTGACCAACGCTCTTTAACGGTTCCGCCGTCTTGTACCGGTTTGATGTCGTAAAATCCCGCTTTTTTCATCACATGATCGAGATACGATTCAAGGGTTTTCATTCCCTCATAATCCAATTTTGATTCACGATTCAACCGCACTTTTGCCAGCACGCTATCTGCTATCGGTTTAGTTACGTTCTGATACAGATTTTCATCATTGGCCGCTACTGCGATTTCTCTTGCGACCGCCTGCGCTATCCATTCTTCCGCTTGAGTCAGTACGCTAAATTCAGGCTGCCAATATTCAAAACCTGCATCGAGTAGCGCGAAAAACTTCTTGTGATGTTGGTAATTCCGATTGTTACCGATGGGTGTAATTTTTACCGCACTTCCAACCGGCAACCCCTTGAGTAAATTGCGGTCGTAGTCTGTTTCCGCTACAACCGCACCATTCGCATATTTAACCGCGTGGATTACCGTTTTTTTCTGCTTTTGGCTCGCCATTCGAGTTCACCTAAATCATCGATGTGGACATGACGGATAACTTGCCCCATATTGCGGTGACACGGGTCAAATATCGCTAAGTGATTACCACGGCAGACATCAGTCCATAACCCCGTTTTAGGACTTAAAAACTTAATGCGGCCACCAACAATAAAACGGATTTCCGTTGCTTTTTGGGTGATTAGCGAAAACCATTCCATGCTAATATCGACCGGCAGTAACATCACTACTAAACAGTTATGATTTTCAAACAGTTCGATGGAACGCTTGATAAAACTTAACGGATCGCTAAAAGGCGGATTAATGAAAATGCGCTCGTTTTGCAGTGGGTAAGTTAAGTAATCCATTTCAGGCGTTACATATCGCTCAAGTTTTGCGTTGTGCGGTAGTGCAGCGCCATCAATCGTGAAACCAAATTCGGCATGAACCGGGTTAAATAGTGAAAGTGATGTTGGATAGGTATCCTTATCAAATTTTTGCTCTGTCATTTATGCAATCCCCATAATCTCTTTAATTTTTGCCACACCGTTTTTTGATACTTCTGGCGGGATAACTTTTGGCTTTTGCTCTAGCAGCTCTGGAATTTGTGGAAATTCAAAGCCAGTGCGAGCTTTTTCAACCACTTCAGCAAGGATTTTCGGCATAGCCTTTTGGCAATCTTCCCATTTTTTCTTGCCGTAACCGTCATAGATTGTTTTTAGCAAGTAATACTCTGCTCTCGAACGGAATTTGAAGTTATGAGGCTCTTTTGCGTAGCCGAAGTATTTTTGAAGTCTAGCCTCTAACTCGTCTTGTGTTGGCAATCCTAATTCGTGGTTGTTGTAGTTATTACACCAAGCAATGAATTGACCTACACTCGGGAAGAATGGACTTTCGGATTTTGCAGCAAAATCCAATCCTCTTTTTAGGGATTGAGGATTCACTATGCCAGCCTTGAATAACTCTTCGAGCCAAACTTGCTTTGTTTCGTTATACTCAGCTTCACTGGCAAACGCCTGCTTCCACGCTGGAAAAATTGATTTTAATCGGATAAACATTCGATCAATCAAACGAACGGAATTATCTGGGATATTGGATTTTTTAACCGCACTTCCCTCGGCTTGCATTTGGGTAATGTTTGTCATCTCAATTCCTCCGGTATCAAGTTAGGGTCGATATTTAATTTTCTGCCTACAGCCCAAGATCCATCATCAGCAAAGGAGCTTGTTTTTCTGGTGTTTGCAGCCATTGCTATGTCGTCATCACGCCAATTCCAGCTCGCGCTAAATCCGCGCCAATTACGCTCAATAGCGATTGTGATTGCGTCAGAAAGCGATATCCCAGCCTTGGCAGCTTCTCGTTGAAAGCCTTTAAGTGCAGTCTCAGTAATCGGTGCGTTCTTGGCTTTTCGGAGTTTAAGAAAATCTTCAGCAAGCTGACCAACGATTCCAAATTCAGCAAGCAAATCCGATTCGCTTTTTTTGGTATTTTTTTTATTATTATTTTGTATAGTGTTTTTATTGTTATTTTGTGTGTGAACTTTTTTCACCAGATCTGATGAACTTTTTTCACCAGTTTGTGAAAAATTTTCACCAGTTTTATCTGATGAACTTTTTTCACCAGTTTGTGAAATCTCAAACGCTTTCACTGAATAAGTATTTAATTTGCGTTCACCACCTGAACGCTCAAGTAATCCCATTTCAACAAGTGATTCACAAGCAGTTATAACAGAACGATTACTTAACCCTGTAACTTCCATGAATTGGCTAACAGAAATACTGTCTGACTCTTTGTTCCAGCCTTTTGTTTTTCGAACCACAAACAAGTAACATTTAAGTTCTGCGCAAGTGAGTTTTGCTAGTAACTCATCAATGACAGAGTTAGGAATTTGAAACGCATTAGGAATAAATTTACTCATTACGCAGCCGCCTTATTTAACATTGTTGATAGTTTGGCTAAACCCTTTGCAGTTACTAATACTTGAGGGTAGATTTTTTCTGTTCCGTCAGGTTGTGTGACGGGGTGAGCTTTATGCTCTAAATAACCGCGTTGCAATTTGTCTTGATAAGCAATCCAAGCAGATCCTACGGTGCGCTTATAAATCCACCCATTAGCAAATAAAAACTGGTTAAATGCTCTAGGTTGCATTTGGAGGTGTTTGGCTGCATTGGTAAGATTCATTGCGCCTTCAGTTGCGGTGGCTAAGCGGTCAAAAGCTTCTACTTTTGGCGCGTTCTGCTCTTTTTCCGCTTGTAATTGGGCAGCAAGCATTAATGCTTCGGAAAATGATTGCGGGATAAGTGCGGTTTGATTTGGTTGTAATTTGCCTTTCAATACTTTGTCAAAAGTGTCATAGACTTTTACTTCAAATTCCGGATTAATCCACGCGGCATATTTGTAAACTAGCTTTTCTGCAGCGTAGCAACCTTGGTTTGTTCCACCGTTGATGATTTCTAAGGCAGAATGCATATTTGCATTGTGGCTATCTAACACCGATACAAAGTCTTTTGTGCCTTTAAGGCGCAAGAATTGGCTTGGTGCGTGAATAGGGTTTCCGCCGCTTGCTCGGTGTAAATCATTTAAACAGTAGCGCCCTTGACTATCTTGTTTGATTTTTGTATTATCAATAACGATTAATTGATTCATTAATTACTCCTTGTGAGTGTAAAGGCCACGGTTGCAGCCGTGGTTTTTTATTTGCCTTTCGTGCTTGACGTTTTTACAAAACGTTTTGCCTTATCTAATAAATACGTCATCACGTCCGGTTTAAACGAACTGCGTTGACGATATTCTTTTAAGCACATCTCCACTGCGCCATTAATTGACGCAAGATCTGCCCCCCCTGAATCAGGGTTTGGCGGAGTTGTTTTTCAATAAATTCTTCTGCGTGCATTTTTTATTACCGCTTGTTTAGCGAGATCACGCACTCGATTGAGTGTTGTGTTGCAGCTAAATGTTTATTTAATAACTTGCGGATCACGTCTTCTTCATCGGTGGTGATTTCACCATCGGCTAACGCTTTTTCTAACGCCTCAAACAACAATCCGCGCGCGGAGAGTTCATGTAGCTGTAACGTTGAGATTTCCACTGCGTCTAATTCGCTTGCTATTGCGTCCGGCACAAAACGACCGCCGGCATTGCGGCAAAGCTCCTCGATAAAATCAGTGCATCCATACTCAAGTTGCAGCGCAATCAATTCTTCATTTTTGAATCGTTGGCCTTTTGTTTGATACAAGCGGTTATTCAGCTCCGCTTCCGAAAATCCGAGGAATCCAGCAACAGCACTTTTACCGCCTGGTATCTTCTCAATCATTTCGATGATGATTTGTTTCATCGCCATAATTTCCCGTCCTTTTTTATGGTTTTCTTTTGCGCCAATATGAGTAAATTAGTTGTCAGTTAAATTTGCTAAGGAATGTAAAATCTGCTTTTCAGTAACCTTGCCTTTTGTAGCCTTAACGATTCGCGGGATATACTTAGCGTTAATACCGCCACCATTAAGCCAAAAGCTGACGGAAACCTGAGAAACTCCGCATTTTTGACTTAGCTTTACCTGAGAACCGCAAATTGAAATTGCTTTTTCGATTGCCTCGTTCTTCATAGTTCACCTTTAATTAAAATTCTTATACATAATATAAGATACATTATAAATTGTAAAGAGTTTCTTATTTGATTTTATATAAGTTTATTTATAGGATTGGGAGATTAAGGAGAGTTTTATGAATACACTTGCTGAAAGATTGCAGTTTGCAATGGACAAAATGGGGAAAAACCAAGTTGAATTAGCCGCATTAGCTGGAACATCACAAGTAACGATCAGTAATATTTTGAACGGAGTTACAAAAAGCCCTAGAAATGGCTTACAAATAGCCAAGGCTTTGAAAATTTCGCCAGAATGGCTCTTAAATGGCACGGGTGAAATGGTGCAGCCCAAAATAGAATCAAACGTAGCCGAGACAGGTTCATTTGATTTGTGGGATCGCAATACTCCGTTAAACGATGACGAGGTAGAAGTTCCGCTTTTCCAAGAAATCCGATTAGCTGCCGGAAATGGTTTTGCTGATGACATTATGGATTACAACAACTTCAAACTGCGCTTTTCACGCGCCACATTAAGACGGCAAGGCGTGCAGTATGAAAATGCGGTGTGCGTGGTGGCGGACGGTAATTCAATGGAGCCGGTTATTCCTGATGGAACAACGGTGGGAATTGATTTGGGCAATAAGACAATCCGAGACGGCAAGATATACGCTATCAATCACGGTGGCTTGTTGCGCATAAAACTACTCTACAACATGCCAAATGAACAAGTTAAGATCCGCAGTTACAACAGCGAAGAGCACCCAGATGAGATAGCAGACATGCAAGATATATCAGTCATTGGAAAAGTTTTTTGGTATTCAGTTTTACTATAGACATTAACACTGGATATTGTTGATCTTTAATAACAACTAACCTAAGGGGAAGATTATGGAGAACTTTATTTACGTTCCTGTTTTAAAAACCAAACAAAATGAATTCTTGGCATTGCAAGCACTAGATGAACAAGTAAAAAATCGGATAAAACCATTATTTATTTTAACTCAAGATAAGTGTCGTGAAAGAGCTCTATCACTATCCAAGAATTTAAATCAAAAGTGGGGTTCTAGAGAGGTATTTATTGATATATTTCAAGTAAATAACTTCAATATAAATCAATTAGATCATGCTACGGCCATCTTTTCTGATCTTGTTAATAATAATATCCCATTCACTCCTGTAATTCACTTAAATAATCCTAATCAAATTGCTATAAATTACATCATCCAAAATAGAATATCATCAGCTGTATTAGTAAAAATAAGAAATTTTTCACACTCCACACCAAGTGATTTACAACAATTAATTAGCTTATTATCAAATGTAACAGATATTATATTAGACTTTGGAAGTGACGTCGCAACAAACAGACAGAATCATTCATTTAATATATCAACATATATTAGCTACATTTCTGCATATATATCACCAAGTATAAATATAATTATTACAGGATCATCTATCCCGAGTGAGTTACCAAGAAATAACTATATGCCATTCGGTATGGAGCCAAGAACCGAATGGCTTGGTTTTTATGACTACTACCACAAAAATAATTCCAACAATCCTATTATTTTTAGCGACTATTCAATCACGCACCCAGACGAAGCAGAACCTCTTGGATATGTTAATCCAAATGCCAAAATACGATATACCATTTCAGATAATTATCTTTTTGCAGTCGGCTACCAAGTTCATTCACATTCGTCTGGATTTGGACAATATCACGCAATGGCAGGGTATATAGTTAACTCTCCATACTTTATGGGGGATAGCTACTCATGGGGAGATAAATACTTATATGATTGCAGTGCTCAAATGTGCGGGCCAGGTAATATGGGAAGTTGGGTTAAGGTAGGTCATAATCATCATATAACCTTTGTCACTCGCCAAATTGGCGCCAGTTTATACGGGATTTCAATATAGCCCTAGTATTATATCTTATCTCGTCCAAAGAAAAGGTATCTACAATTAATTTGTAGATGTCTTTTCTTGTAAGCTTGCGGATTCGCCAATCAACCTTAATCTTTATCGCAAGTAAAGCTAACGCCTCTTCTTTCCAGATGAGTTTTGATAACTCAAATGGGTCAATATCCTTATTCTTTTTATTGCGACGATAAGTAACAATATTCACACTTCCTCGATGATTCATCGTAGCAATCTTAATCCCCCACCAATCAGGAATGATATTAATTGCTTCCTGAGCGTGCTTTTCCCCAACAACTAGAGTGACCTTATCCATAATGGATGAATAAGTCATGGATTGTTGTGGTAAACGTAAAAGATTGTCAGAGTCACTTTTTAGTTCATAGCCATGTAATTCACCATTAATTACAGCAATATCTACTCTATTACGCCCATGATCTAACCCCAATTCATCAATGACCAGCGTAGATGGATCGTTAATATGCGCCTTTAATATTTTGTCTTTTACCGCTTGGCGAACGTCCTTATCAAGCATTCGATTAATTGACATCTATTTCTGATTCTAATTCTGAGTTAAAAATTAACGCAATTATAGACAAAAATATAAAAAATTCATCAAAAAACTCCGCTTTCATATCAATAATCTATTCTTTATTGCTCAAAAAATCAGCAATCAAACAAAATTCTTTTCTTTAAAAATCAATCAAATATAAGAATATTTATAGATTTTATATAAAATTCTATAAGAAATCGCTTTACTATGTATAAGATATCTTATATCATGCACCCATCAAAACGAGATACACATAAACAAATATCTCGATGCTCTTTAAAAATTTAATTACAAAAACATAGTGCATAACGGTGCTAGGCGGTCGTTAGATTGAAAGCCCTAACCTTCTTAGCAACACTGTGTTTTGAATATCTGTCGGAGTGGAAGCCAGTGAAAAACGGTGCAGTTGCCGAAAGTGGAAACAGACAGGTAAACCGAACCACATCTTTTGGTCTGTTTTCAAGTTGGTTAAAAATGGGAAAGAGACAGACAGCAAACGTTAGCTAAAGGCGTGACATACCGGAGAGACGGTAAACTGCCGCGGTAGCTTAATAGGTAAAAGCAACCGGCTCATAACCGGATGATAGTTGAGTTCGAATCTCTCCCGCGGCACCAATTCAAAGCGTACTCAGCAGAGAGTGAATCCAAGCGCGCAGAAACACAAATGCAAGACAGAGTGCGCTTTGAAATGGCAATAAAACGGCTCTTATGTTTGCTAATTTCAACGGGAAATTAGCAGGTTGCCGAAAAGGCGTAACGTTTAATAAAAAAGCGACTTGCAGTTAAAGATTTAGAGGGTTCGATTCCCTCCGAGAGCCAACCAATTTTTTAAACATCAACAACGGAGTAAAAAACATGAAAACCATCGCAATTTTATTAATGACGATAATTATGATGGCTGGATGTACGCCAATCCAGCAAATGACGTTTGATTTAAATGGCGAAAGATACACATACAACTGCATAACATACACTTATCAATCTTGGTCTAGCGTAATGCCTGTGATGTACTCCGATTTTAATCCAATATCATTACACGTGAAAAAATTGTGTCACGGCAATTAATATTAATCTTTATCGGTCTTAACAGGGGTTGTTAAGAGGGTCGCGCTGATTTAGTCACGGTGGAGACACTGCTCAAGATGAGCTTATTCGCTAGGGATGACTACCCGCACTTTTGGTTACTGTCTTAGCCGAGCATGAGGGCTTAAAACTTATGTATTCCATGACTTTGGTTCCTTATGGTTATTTGCCCGCTGAAATATGCGGGCTTTTTTTGTAAAAAGGAAATGAAAATGAATACAAAATGTTCAATAGCGGTGATGATTTTAATCGCTTTTCACCCTGCGTATGCCACTAACACAGACTGGCACGACGATGCTGTCAGCCGACAAATCCAAACCGACGCCCGCGCCGAAGCACGCAAAATCTGGCGCGAGGAGCATGGCGATTGGCAGCCAAACTTAACTCCCGCGGCCGAAGCGGAATTAGTACGTTACACCGTACAAAAACAAACCGACATGGTGCGGGCAACGCAGGAGCAATAAACATGGCGCGCCGAATTTTATCGCCGTGGCAATGCGACAGCGACCACGATTATTACGATCAGTTCGACTGTGACGAAGCGGAAAACGACGAACCGCCCGAAGACTGGCGCGAACCGGAAGACGGCGACTGTGAGTATTGGGGATCTAATTGTTATGGGAGAGGGTGAAAATGACAACCGAATTTAATTTAGTTTTAACAACCGAAAGTAAAGTGTTATCCACAAATATTGTGGAGTTTGAAAAACAAGCCGAGCAATTTCTTGCAACGCTCACAAACAAGTTTGAAACAGATGATGACTTCGCGGCCGCAAAAGAAGAAGTTAAAACCTTGAAAGAGGTTGAAGATAAAATCCGTGCGGCTATTAAGTCGGCACAAAGCGGTGAGATTGCGGCATTAATCGCCTCCGCTGAAAATATTGCAGAGCGGTTTAGACAAGAGCGTTTGGCACGTGACAAGCTGGTTAAATTAAAAGAATCAGAAATTAAGCAAAACATCATCAATGGTGCGCTTGATGAAATTTCGGAAATCCGTAGTAAGTACGAAAGTTCGGTCTCTCTTGCGCTTGAGCAAACTATACCGAAATCAGCGATAACAAACCGCCTCGAAGAGGCAACAAAAAACAAAAGAAAGCTTGATGGGTTAGTTAAATCAGTTAATGCCGAAAAAACGTTAATTCTTGCTGAATTGGCCCAAGAGTCAACTCGAATTACAGCACGTTTAAAAATGATTCCGATTGCCTACGAGCATTTATTTAGAGACGCACTGCAATTAGTTGCCGGCACGGACGACCTTGAGCCAATTATTGCGGAGCGAGTAAATGCCGAACAACAGCGTGAGGCTGAATTAAAAGCAAAAGCCGAAGAAGAGGCTAAGGTAAAAGCGGAACCGCAAGCCGTTGCGTCAGAAATGGAAACGCAAAGTGCGGTAGAAAAAACACAGGAAAATCAGACTGCACTTTCTAATGAGCCAATATTCAATTTTGAAATCCGCATTGCATTTACCGGCACGCAAGAACAAGCAATCAATTTAGCGCGCAAAGTAAAAGCGCAATACGGCGATAACGTATCACTAAAAAAAATGAATTAAGGATAAAACAAAATGGCAACAGCACTACAAACTTTAACGAATAAATTAGCAAAACGATTTGAAATTGCTGACGGCTCCGATTTAATGGCGACATTAAAAAATACTGCTTTCAAGGGCAATGTAAATGACAGTCAAATGACCGCACTTTTAATCGTGGCGAATCAATATGGATTAAATCCGTGGACAAAAGAGATTTACGCATTCCCCGATCGTCAAAATGGCATTGTCCCCATTGTTGGCGTGGATGGTTGGGCAAGAATCCTTAACGAAAACCCAAATTTTGACGGCATCGAATTTGATTTAGATGATGAAAAATGCACTTGTCGAATTTATCGCAAAGACCGCTCAAAACCAATTTCGGTAACGGAATATATGAGTGAATGCTTTCGTGACATGGGACCATGGAAGACACATCCGAAAAGAATGTTACGCCACAAAGCAATGATTCAGTGCGCGCGCTTGGCGTTTGGTTTCACAGGTATTTACGACCAAGATGAGGCAGATCGCATTGTGGAAACTCAGCGTGAGCCGGTAAACGTAACGCCTAAACAAAACGTGATAGACGTTTCGGCGTTAATCACATCCGAACAGAAAGAAATGTTAATCGGTTTAATTGACGCAACCGGTACAAGCACGGAAAAACTACTGACGGCATACGGTCATACAGATATTTCCGAAATGACAAAAGAGCAAGCCGACAATGCCATATCGATCCTGAACAGTCGCCTTGATAAGCAACAAGAAGATGACGGAGAAGATGTCCCACTATGATTGACGGTCTAATAACGCTTGATTGTGAGCAGGGCTCGGAAGAATGGCTACAGGCCCGTTTGGGTATTCCCACCGCAACGGGCTTTGAAAACATTGTGACGGCAATCGGTAAAAAATCAAGCGCACAAATCAAATACATGGCGGAGCTAATCGAAGAAAGTATTCTCGGCTTACAGGATGGCTCATTTAAATCCAAATTTATGGAGCGAGGAAATCAACTTGAGCCACTTGCTAGATCGGCTTATGAGTTTGTTACCGGAAACACGGTTACTCAAGTTGGCGGCGTGTATTTAGATCACAAAAAAGAGGTAATGGTTAGCCCTGATGGGCTAATCCCCGAACTCAAAAAAGGCTTGGAAATTAAATGCCCGAAAATGAGCACGCACATTCGCTATTTGTTAGAGGGCGGTGTCCCGTCTGAATACATAATCCAAGTTCAGGCTAATTTGTGGGTGACGGGCTATGACACCTGGGATTTTGTGAGCTACTGCCCGGAGTACCAAAAACAGCCACTTTACATTTTCACCGCACATCGTGATCAAGCGCTGATGACCGCATTTAACAAATTAATTCCGCAATTTTTAAACACATTGAGGGCTTATAAAAATGGTTAGAAAAATTATACAAATATCTGAAAGTGTAGTGCCAGAAACACAATTCCATCAGTTATTTTGGTCATTAACAGCACTATGTGATGATGGGACACTTTGGAATAAATCAGCAATTAAGGACGATTGGGTTCAAATTCCTAACGTACCACAAGACAAAACACCCGAAGCCACTAACAAATAGTGGCTTTTTTATTACTTCAAAATCAATCAACAATCCAAAACAGGAGAAAACAAAATGGCTAAAACAGATGTTCATGAATTCTTGGGCGAATTAGACGCAGGAATCTTTGAAAACAAACTTGCTACCGCACTTTCCGAAGTGGCTTTAGGTGTATTGGCGCACGATAAACAAGGCACAGTGAAAGTTGAATTCACATTGAAGAAAGCGGATAGCGACAATCCATCAGTTCAAATTCAGCACAAGCTAAGTTATGTCAAGCCGACAAAACGCGGTAAATCTGCCGAAGAAGACACCACCGCAACACCGATGTTCGTTCATAAAGGCGGTGCATTAAGCGTAACCCCTGATAAAGATCAAATGCCAATGTTTCAAGGTAGTGACGATCTGGCATTTGAACAAAAAGCAACATTAAAACGCCCTAATTAATCGCATTAATTATCGGTAATTTTTTTATCAACAACAAACAAATGGAGATCCAACAATGGAACAAAATTTAAAGCAAATCCAAGACTTAGTGTTATCAAGCGTCCGTGTCGGAAATAGTGATTATCCTATCGCAATTCTGCCGGAAAACATGGCGGTGCATTCGCTCGAAAAGCACAATAAACACCGTAACAACTTCCGGGCCACGTTCAACACTTACAACTTTGATAGTTTGATTGCTTACGCGAAAGCGCACGAGCAGAAAGACGCACAATGTTTTATTGATGAAAAAAATCTTGGTGCCCAAATTGTGTTTGATGTCGGCAGCCGTGAAGCGCCGTTACACGCTCAACACCGCGCAGTGTTACGAATGGAAAAGACCGCTGCGTTTAAAGCGTTATGCGACTTCCAAGGTTCAAAATGCGATCAGCGTGAATTTTCCGAATGGCTGGAAGATTGGAGCGATTACATCACGGCTTATACCGACGATGAAGACAAATTGCCTTTAACAAGCGCAGTCCAAGCAGTGCGCAAAATTACGCTTGATTATGCGCGTAACGAAGAACACGAAGTCGGCGACTTTGCGGCATCTAAATCAGCTATGGAAAGCGTAGAAGCCAAAAGCAAATTGCAGTTACCGAAATATTTTGTGTTCAACACGCACACATACAAAGGCTTAGATAGTCAAGCATTTACGCTTCGCCTGTCAATCCTTACCGGTGGCAATGCTCCTGTATTGGTGGCGCGTTTGATTAAAGCGGAACAAATTCAGGAAGCAATCGCGAAAGAATTTGCCGAAAAATTAACTGACGCGCTAAAAGATACCGAAATAAAAGTAAATATTGGTACGGTAGAAATTTAATAAATGCACCCACTCTTCGGAGTGGGTATTTTTTAGGTGAGAATATGAACGAAATTAATATCAGCATCCCCTACTCAAGATTTGTAGATATTTTCTGCTGCTATTTTTATATGCGTATGAATAGTGGCGACCCGTCGTCTGTTACTCTGGCGTTAGATGATGCTAAATACAGTTGGCTTATGTTTGGCTCGGAGTTGCGAAATGACATTATCCGGACGGTGGAATCAGCAAGCTATCCTGCGGTAGTTAATAACTACGTAAATAATTTTGTTGAGTGGGCTAAAAGTCAATTTAATGTACCGCAAGATTACAACACGGCACGTCCGCTTGTTGATGTGCTGCCGGTGGTGAATTACAAAAAAAAACGGGGTGATTAATGGTTGTTTGGGCTTTATTTGATAGCGGTAACGGCTGCTATACTCAAGCTGCAATGCAATGCAATGCAATAGAAATATACCCCGTTGGCATTGACATCGAAAATAAGAACGACCATTTCATCAACCTGAATTTAGCTGATTATTCCAGGATGTTTGGCAATAATATCCTGTTTGATACACTGGATAAGTTACCACGTCCAGATTTAATTATTGCCAGTCCGCCATGTGAAAGCTGGTCTATCGCAAGTGCTATGTGGGGTGGTAACGCTTCGTGGAAACAAGAAACGGGCGCTATCAATCGTGAGTTATCAAAATTCACAGTGCGAAGCCGTAAAGACTATGATTTACCGCACGTCCAATTCAAGTATGACCGCTCATTTATGAATAGGATTAACGGGGAATTGTGTATATACAACACGATTGAAATCATCAAGCGGTATCAGCCGAAAGTCTATGTTATAGAAAATCCTGCAAGTAGTAAGATTTGGCACTACATTAGCGATATTCTAAATTTTGCTATCCAGTTTGATAATTTAGCCCACTACAACTGTTACGGTTATCCACTCAAAAAGCCCACTCGATTTAAGAGTAATATCAATCTACATTTAAAGCATGATCGACAGTCAAAGCCATTGCAACAATGGGGAGATTTTGCGAAAAGCTACAACGAACGGTCAAATATCCCACTTGAATTAATTAAGGATATTTACCAGATAACACAGCAGTATTTAACCAACCCCAAAGACGCTCCAAGTGAGCGTCTTTTATTTTGAGGTAATTATGACTTACAAGCCAATTTTAGATGCTTGTTGCGGGTCGCGGATGTTTCATTTTGACAAGCAAAATCCACATGTTTTATTTGCCGACAATCGCAAGCTAAAAACTACATTTAAGGATAGGGGTAAAGATAGACATCTTGCAATTAACCCAGACGTTATACACGATTTCATGGACATGCCCTATCCGGACAAATCTTTCAAATGCGTTATTTTTGACCCTCCTCACTTAATAAAAGGCGGTGACAAATCTTGGTTAGTCAAAAAATACGGGCGGCTTGACGAGGATTGGCAAACGCAGCTTAAAAAAGGTTTTGATGAGTGTATGAGGGTGCTTGATGATTTTGGCGCCCTTATTTTTAAGTGGAATGAAACTCAAGTGCCAGTTAGTAAGATTATTTCAATCTTAAATAAAAATCCAATTCTTGGGCATAAATCGGGAAAAGCGAACAATACGCATTGGATGTTATTCATAAAAATTGAGGAGAAAGAAAATGAAAGAATTTAACTTAGATGAGGCTTTAAATGGCAAGCCAGTTAAATTAAGAAATGGGAATAAGGCTTTTATATGTTATAAGTTAAGCCGTGATTTTAAATACTGGGATGGTTCACCTATCAACTTTAATATATGTGGGTATATATTAAATTTTAATGGCGATATAGCAATGCTTAATACAGCCTGGAAAGAGGATGGGAAATGGACAATGGATGAAACCAAGTCGGATAGAGACATAATCGGAATGTAGGAAGAGCCAAAGATTAGTATTGAAGATTTACCTAAACCATTTTATCCGAGAGATGGTGACATTTATTATTATATTTCGCACAGTTTTGGTTCTATTGGCGAATGCCAATTTGAAATTAATAATATAGTAGATAAGAACAGAAGAATGCTTGGCCAATGTTTTGCTACACAAAAAGATGCTCAAAAATGGCTTGATTTTATGAAGAGTATGATGGAGTAAGTATGAGTAGATGGATTAAGTATGATAAATGTGTGCCAGCAGAGGATGATTATTATCTTGTGTATCGTCCAAAGTATGAGCCACCAATAGCAGTAGCAATATATGATTCCGATTTATGGGGGTGGTTTGATTATGCGGATGATGAGGTATCTCACTGGCAACCACTTCCAGCACCGCCGAAAGATAAATAGCCTTAGCCTCTATAACCATTTTCGTTAAGGAAGAAGATTTATAAATAATGCCGCTCTTATGGGCGGTTTTTTATTGGAGTAAATATGGATATTAATATCTACGAAGATTTTTTATCAAAAGCAGAAATTGAGTTTTTGACTGGCAGAAAGCAGAAATCTCTTGTTGTTGAGCAGCTAAATGCGATGGGTATACCTTTTAAGCGGAACGCCAACGGGTATCCTATTGTACGCAGAGATTATGACAAAGTAAAATCTCGAACTGCTAAAACTGAATCTCAAAATTATGAAAATAATGCTTGGAGACCATCTGTGCTACAGGCGTAGGAGGTATGTATGGCCAGACCACGTAAGCGCGAAAACCAGGGCTTACCACAAAACTTGTTATGTCGTAAACGCCAAAGAAAAAATGGGAAGATTGTAACCTATTACTATTATGTAATGATAGATAAAAAAGAAAAGTCACTGGGGACGGATAAGCATCTAGCTGTATTAGAAACGGCTAAGCTCAATTGTGACAGGGTTTTAATGAAAAGTGAAGTCGCCACATTCTTGACAGTTGCAATAAGATATGAAAATGAAGTATTGCCGATGAAGGCAGAAGGAACGCAAAGAACCAACAAAACAAACATTAAACGCTTGCTTGAGTTTTTCGGCAATCCACCAGCCCCACTTGATGACATTGAGCCATACCATATAAAACAATATTTAGACTGGCGAAAACATCAAACTGCATCAGCAAATAATGAGGTTGCATTATTCCACCACATATGGATGAAAGCCCGTGAATGGGGATATACAAAATACTCCTGCCCGAGCGAAGGAATCCAGCGATACAAGGTTAAGTTCCGCGACATTTACGTGGAAGACCACATTTTTGAAATGTTAAGAGAATCAGCTGATCCGATATTAAGAGACTTGCTTGACGTGGCTTACCTTACAGGACAAAGACCAGTTGATATAGTTAATCTCCAGCCAAGTCAAATCATTGATGGAGTATGGCAAGTTAGACAGCAAAAAACAAAAAATAAAGTAAGTATCGCAATTGTAGGTAAGTTAAAAGAGATCTTAGATAGAAGGGTGGAGGAAAATAAACCCTATCTATTCTGCAACAAGTACGGAAATAGGTTAAAGCCAATAATTCTGACTCACTGGTTTATCAAACTAAGAGCAAAAGCCGCTAAAAAACATCCTGAATTTTCAGATGAGCTCCTTGCCGTCCAATTCCGAGATATACGTGCAAAAGCTGGTACAGATAAATTTTTGTCTTCGGACACTGAATCAGCTCAAAAACAACTTGGCCATACAAACGCCCAGATGACAAGACGTTACATAAGGAGGAATAAGATTGTCCAACCAACCAAGCTATAA